CGTCTGTCAGAAACCTCACTGCGTATATCAGCGCAGCGCGGCAGAGATGGAAGTGGGCCCATATGACCCGACACGTTACCCCATGTACACGACAACCCAGCAGGGGGTCGTAACTACTGAATACAGGAGTGCAGCATGAAATATACCAAGCATTCACCTCAGCAGTGCAGCCGCGTTAAGCAACTACGCGAGCAGGGGATCTCATATCGCATTATCAGTGAGCGCATGGGGTTCAGTGTAAGGATGGTGAGATACCTGGAGAGCAAAGCAAGATGAATGACAACGTAAACCATCCGTCTCATTACACAACCGGCGGCATCGAGTGTATCGACGCCATGAAGGCCAGTATGACCAGTGAAGCTTTTCTCGGATACCTGAAAGGCAACATCCAGAAGTATCTGTGGCGTTACGAAAAGAAGCTGGCGCCGGCTGAAGACTTGAAGAAAGCGAGATGGTATCTCGACAGGCTGATAGCGGAGGTCGAGCCATGCGACAAAGAGTGAGCATCACGCAGAAAGCCCTCGACAACCTCATCTTCCAGCCTACGAAACGCTCCCGAAATAAACCCAAGCCAATACCTTCAGCCAGTCAGGTCACATCATACGACTACGGCTACCGGCTGCGTGTTGCTATGTGGAATAGGGTGAGGACGGCACGATGAAAACCAAGGAACTAAGAATTTTCGGGCAACCAATCACAGATTCCAACCTTGAGACGGAAAAAGTCACAAGAAGACAGGCGGAAGGCATTGCTCGCAAAAGAGCGGAAAAATATAGGCGTTCTCCGTGGGGTAAGGATGCGCATGGATTTGTCTTTGAAACTGAGCGTTATTTCAATATCCAGGTAGGGTTTGGAAAACTGAAAAATGCGTAAACAAAAGGAAATCCCATGGGCGAACCAGTAGACCCTCTCTGCGCTGACTGTGGAATCCCGCTGTCACCAGACGAGACATTCGTATGCAGTGACTGCTGTGCTTTCTACACGATATTCAGAGACCCGAACGGATATATGGCTGGAGACGATGATGAGGAAAGTCAGGAGACGATGTAAAAACCCGGGCTGCCGCGAATGGTTTCATCCAGGCTTCCAGAATCAAACGTGGTGCAGCCCGGAATGCGGAACGGTAATAGCGATGGCAAAAAAGGAGAAGGACCGGCAGAAAGCGATACAGGAAGCCGAGCGACGACGAAAGGAGCAGGCACAGCAGGAAAAACGGCACACCAAAATCCGCAAACTGGCACTACAACCCCTCAGTTACTTCCATAAGCAAGCACAAGCAGCCTTCAACGAATTCATCCGCACCAGAGACGCCGGCCAGCCATGTATCAGCTGTGGTCGCAATACTGGCGCCAAGATGAACGCCGGTCACTACCGAACGGTAGGCGCCAGCAAAGAAACCCGCTACGACGAAACCAACTGTCATCTGCAATGTGAGCATTGCAACTCGTACCTGTCCGGAAATATCGGGGAGTACAAGCCGCGGCTCATCGAGAAGATTGGACAGGAAGCTTTCGATCGCCTGATGGGGCCGCATGAGCTGAAGAAGTGGACGCGGGAGGAACTGCAGGAACTGGCTGCGCATTACCGGCAGAAAACCAAAGAGCTGATTAAACAAAGAGAGGCAGCATGAGCATCCGGGAACTTAACCTTACGAAAGACCAGCACGACTGGCTGAATAGCTGGCTTGAGTTGTGGGGAAGCTGGGTTTATAGCGGAAGGCTGGAAAAGCGCCAGAGCAGTGTCATAGCGCAGTATATGGCGACCGTTGAGCCGCAATCCTATCCATACAGGCCGATGTGTAACGATGATGACGGACTCTTGATTTCTCAGGTCGTGGATTCCGTCATGTACATCGACAAAAAAGCTTTCGGCATCCTGCTCAGTTACTACGCTCATGGCTCTTCCAAGCGAGCCATTGCATCTTACTATCACAAGGTCGCAACTCCCCGCAAAATGTCAGGACGCGGTGGCGAAAATATCCGCCGGCCGTCACTGGCAACATGCCGAAATGAGGTAGAGGAGATACTCAATGCCAGTCTGTATTTAATATACCAACCGTTGCGAAATGCATTTAACGATCGCGATAATGCATCTATCAATCGGAAAATTGCTAAAAAGGCGTTGACATCTTTTAGCCAATTAGCCACTATATGAGGGTAGGCTGCCGTAAGTGTTCCTAGAGACGCTGCGGCAGTTTTTTTACATCCATTCAAAGAGGTCGCCAATGTGCGACCTTTTCTTTTGCGCGCCACGCTCGGCGCGTTACACCACAGAGCCTTTCAGGGGTAAGCCGTAGGGATTAATCTGTATTTAGGTTTGACCTGCTTGTTTCGAAGTATAGTAACCTCAGCCGTCGTCAGAACAATGGACAGTACCGGCTTCCGAATCTGGATGCAGGGAAAGCGACTGGCGGCGGCACCGTTATGGCTTGATCCTTTCTGAAGTAAAAAAGCGCCTCTTCAATTCCTAAAGAGGCGCTATAAAGATACACGTTTCTATTTACCAGAAATTTTCTTTCTGGCTGCTTAACCGTAGCAATGACTTAACGTTTTCTTGTCACTAAAAATGCGGTGAGTCCTTTTTTTACCCATATTTACGTTACATCAGGCTCGCTTCGGCGGGCCTTTTTTATTTTGCGCACGACGAATCCCATCCAACACTCCTCGTGATCCCTTGTCGTCGATGCGCATTTTGTTCCTTTCAACAATGACACACAGCCACCCCGAAGGCGGGAGGTGGAGATGAAACGTATGCCCGAAAAAGATCCTGGGTTCTGGGCAAGCCTTATAGCCTGGCTCTATGCCCACAAAAACGAATCCGGTTATGCAGGCCTTGCGGGTGTAATGGCTCTCCTCCGCGCGACATACATCGGCAAAGAGACGTGGCCACGACGCATGCTTGATGCAGCGATGTGCAGCTTCTTTGCTTTCTTCCTTCAGCCAACGCTGCAGGTGATTGGCTCTGTATTTAACTGGAACTTCAGTGAAGACACGACTCGCGTTGCTGCTGTTTTCCTTGGCTTCCTTGGTGTGGATTACATCTCGTCGAAAATCCGGCGCCAGATTGATAAACGATTTGGAGACAGTGATGTTAACAGCCAGTGAGTTTCAGAAAGCTGCCGGCGTCAGTGATGTTCTGCGCGATGCCTGGTACACAAACATTGCAATGGCGATGAGCAAATACGGCATTAACACGCCGCTGCGTCAGGCTCATTTCATTGCACAGACCGGCCATGAATCTTCTGGCTTCCGCAAGGTGGAAGAGGGACTGAACTACAGCGAAAGCGCTTTGCTTTCCATGTTCAGTAAGCGCATTACCCCGGCACAGGCCAAGAAGTACGGCCGCAACGAGCTTCACGCTGCCGACCAGAAGATGATCGCGAGCATCATTTACGCGAACCGGAACGGCAATGGCGATATCGAATCAGGTGACGGCTATCGCTATCGCGGGCGTGGACTGATTCAGATTACCGGCAAGGCTAACTATGCCGCTCTGGTAGAACAGCTTGGTGCTGACGTGGTTAGCAATCCTGACCTGTTGACCGGATACAAGCTGGCTGCCGAATCGGCTGCGGCATGGTGGAAGAATCACGGATTAAATGAACTTGCTGATTCTGATGATGTTACCCGCATCACCAGAATCATTAACGGTGGCACTAACGGTTTAGATGACAGGAAATCCCGCCTCACAAAGGCTAAGGGGATTCTATGCTCAACGTAATCAGCTTCATCCGAAATTACTCACACATCATCATTATCGGCCTCGTCTGCATTGCGTTGTGGGGATTGAATGCCCGCAATGGCCAGTTGATGGCAACTAACGACAGGCTGGAAAAGCTGGCAAACAGTAAAGACGAACAAATAAACGACCTGCGATCGAAAAATGATGACCTGGCATCCAGCGTTGATGCTCTGGTCACTGCAGTAAATCAGCAAAATGCCGTCATGTCTCAGGTCACTGAGCAACGGGCTTTAACAGCACAGCAAAACAGGAAGCTCCAGAATGAAATCAAGCGCTACCTGGCAGCGGACAAGTGCGCTGTCGCTCCTGTTGACAGCAATGCTGTTGACCGGCTGCGCGAAGCAGCAAAGTCCGCAAGTGGAGTACAGGGCGATAAAAAGTCCGCAAATCAGCCTGCCGGCGGAGCTTACCAGCCCCATTGATGTGCCACCAGTGACTGAGAATCTGACATTTGGCGAAAGCGTTGAGCTTAATGCAGAGCTGTATGGCGTGATTGGTCAGTGCAATATTGACCGGGCCGCTATCAGGAAGATTGAAATCTCCAGATCGCAGTGACAACCCGCACGAAGATTCACCCTTAGTAACAGAGCAATATCAGCCTCGCAATAGCGGGGCTTTTTTATTACCACAACCAAGAGAAACAACAATGCTAACTATCAAGACGATCAACAAAGATAACGACATTTCAGTTTTGCAGGCAACCGGCGACGTGAGCTTCGTTCGTGAATCGCGAATGATTTTCTTCCGGGGCTGGTCAGGCGGTGACGATGAAATGATTCTGGATGAGGGAGAGGTTGCTTACGTCTGCAATGAAAAAGGCGTGACAGTCGCCATCTTCCAGTAGTCGCTATCAGACCCTGCGTTACAAAGAACACCATAAGCCTGACTTCGGTCGGGCTTTTTTGTACCCGCAATAAACCGCGCCATGCCCGGCGCATTCAAAAGCATAGAGTCTTACAGAAACAAGCCTTGGAGAAACGCTGGTTTAGGCCGGTAGCCGTCTCTATGCGCTGGCGTTTCTGGGCAACAAGGCTCGTTTCTATAAGGTAACTACCGCATGAAAGAACTGAAAGTTATTCCAGAGTTTGATTTTCGCCAGTTAGTGACAGCTGCCGATGGGGAGCCAGTAACTGATACTTTCCAGATCGCAAAAGCTTTCGGCAAACGACATCAGCATGTAATCCGAGCAATTGAAAACCTGCAATGCTCTGCTGAGTTCTCGACGGCCCATTTTTGGGCTTCCGAGAAAATCAATGACTTAGGTATTTTTGATAAAAAGCAGAAGTTTTACCGTATGGACTTTAGTGGCTTTGTGATGGTGGTAATGGGCTTTAGTGGCCCGCATGCCGCTCGCGTCAAGGAAGCTTATATCAATGCCTTCAACTGGATGACGGCAGAGTTGAGAAAGTACAGCGAAAGCTACGAAGCGGAGCGTAACGCGGTAATGCTGGAGTACATGAAAGAGAAGGACGTAGCCAGCATGTCAGGAAGACTTCTAAATCGCTGGGGTCGAGTTAAGAAGCCGCAATTACTGGCCCGTATCGAACGGCTTGAGCAGCAAGGTCAGATCGGTTTGCCCGGCGTAGCAAAATGACCAAAAGCGAAAAACAGCAACTGGAAACCATCTGTCGATACCTAAAGGATGGTTTTCAGGATTTAAATTGCGGTCGCATTGCGATAGGCATGTCTAATGTCGAAAAGGCAGAGGTTCTTCTCGATGCCCTCCTGGCAATGGAAGACGCAAAGCAAAGAAAGACCAACTGAGAGCCTATTTCACAACGGCTCTTTGTCCGCTGCTGGACGTGCGCCTGAACTACCTCCTACACTTTGTAACGTGTCTCATAAAAAAGGAGGATTCATGTCTGA